TGATGAGGAAAATGGAGATACGAGGATCGGCCCATTCAGATTCCGTAGATTAGGCGGTTACGATGGTCCGGCTTGGCAGAACGTTCTCATTGACGACGGCCATATTGAAGAGATCATCAATTGCTAACCACTCATTCAAGCGGACCCTGAAAAGCGGGCCGCTTAATTCGGCGTTAGTTTCTCGGGAGGGATTATGAAAAGATTAAATGAAATTAAGGGCGAAGTTGTTTTGGCGGTGCTCGGGATAATAGCCGCGATAACAATCGGGCTCTATCTGCTGGAAGGCGTACTGGCTAATATGCCGTAGGCGGAACAGGAGGTTGAATGTATAAATACCAGGACGGAAATATTGAGTATGAATACAAAAGAGAAATGATAGATGCTCTAAATGATCAAAAACGATACGATTTTCTAAGCGATGTTTATCCGGGTCCCAAAGATCAAATGACCCTGTTGACTTGGATGAGCCATTTTAAAGGCGTAGGCGCGGCATACGTGGTAAAATCATACGCTGGAAAATTGTCAAATGGACACCCTGCGCGGGTGATGGTGATGTGGACGGAGAAAAAAGCATGAAAAGGAGGTAGGTGGATTATTCATTCCGCCAGCCGTGCCTGCACAAGGCACTGGTTGCAGATCCCCAGGCATCCTTCCCAAGCCTCAATCGAGAGGGGCTCCCCGGTTTTATGGATCATGATCTCCCCGCAGCGTTTGCAGCGTGGGATGAATGATCGCCAGCATGGAAGCCCGGCGAGCCTGCAGATCTCGTGAAAAGTTGCTATTTCTGACATTTTCCCTCCTGCCCGGAATCCGCCGGGCTCGGGTTGGTTGCCCCCTCGTGGAGACGGAGGCGGGTTGGATTATTTAATTACAAATCCTCTTTTCAACCTCGATCTCTGACGAATATAATACTGTTCCCATTCCGGCAACGTCTCAATAGAGACAAGCGCTTGGCAGGAATGCTGGATATGATCGGGAGCATCAACGGGTTCCACAAGACCGACTACGGATACCCCGAAATCGGTCTTTCCGTACCAACTTCCATCGACAGAAACATCCCAGTTGACCCAGTCCCCGGTGGGACCGGATCCTCCGGTATCCTCTGCGAGAGAATGCCATATTCTTTTATAATACATTTCCCCTCCTCGCCCGGTTCCGCCGGGGTCAAAATCCGGTTCGCCGAAACCGCACGAACCGGAATTGCGCGGTTTTGGACCCGTCCGGATGCTCCACAACTTCACGGGCCGTCGTGGAGTGGACAATGACAGCTCCCATGTTGCGGAGCTTTTCTGCCAAGAGAGCGCAAAAGCCGGTCTCGCCCATCAGGTGGGCGGTAACCGGCCTTACAAGTTTACAATCCCCTCCGAAATCGCGCGGAGGGAGAATGGGGTAAAGGACTTCGTCCGCCCAATTGCAGACGAAATCCAACAATTTGTTTTCGTCCAGCTCCGGAGATACGGCCGGAAACTGGACATCGATGATCGGTTCCCCGGCTGCCGCGATTTGCGCCGGGGACCATTTCACGGATGGATGATTTGATATATTTACAAACATTTATTGCACCTCCACAACCCCGTGCGGGGTTTCAATGATATAGCATGTTTCCAGATATTTCCGGGTGAGCGTGAATTCCCGGCCGCCAGTCGGGGACGCTTCCCGGAATGTGGCCGTTCTCCCATTTTTCGCGACGCGGATTAGAGACACGTCGCTGAAAGCATCGGCATACTGCTGGGCCAAAACCTTGGTTTTCATTTCTTCTCTCCTTTTTTACCGCCAGCAATTCCGGGCATGGCGGTGGTTCCCGCCGGATCGGGATTAGAATTATGCGGGTGTGATCATCACACCCGGACATGAATCGTCGATCGAGCCCGTACCACGGACCCAGATTGGTCCGTACGCGTCCCGTTCCAGCGACTCGACTGTGCCCCGAGTCCCTAGAGCATTTCGGGCAGCGTTTGCGGGATTCGCTGCCCGGACGATTTGGGGGTCCCCAGCGATATCAAATCGCGGGGAGCCGCCGAAATGTACGACCACTTTTTGCAGTTTGAATTTCTTCATTTTTTTTACCTCCCTTCTTCCCGTTGAGTAGGAGTAGGTAAAGCGTTTCCTGGTGGGGGAAATGGCAGTCACAAATGTGCATTTTCCCCCCACGGCTACTGCTTCGTCGACTTGGCAGTCGGCAGTGTAGCCGTGTACGTCAATTAGATGCCGTGCAAGCCGAAAATCTCGCGCGGCATCCGAACCGTGCTCCCAGATTTGCCCGCATTCCGGGCATATTCTTTTCTCCTTCATTTTTCCCTCAAACTCCTCAAATGCGTGCGAATAATTTTCCATGATTTTCCCCTCCTCGCCCGGTTCCGCCGGGCTCGGGTGTGGTGTGTTTTATCCGATAATGTTCCCGCACCAAGGCCCGGAGCTTCTGGGCCTTCCCCCACCCGTGCAGCTTCGGCAGCCAGTGCGAGGGCATCCACCCACATACTGCGCAACTATAGTGCGTCGTATACGGCAGATGCGTGATCCTCACAATCCCCCTATCGGATATTGCTATTGATTTATTTATGTTCATTTCATTATTCCCTCTTTATCCAACGCCTCAATTCTTCAAGCGTTGGAATGTCAACCGGCGGATGCCGGTCAGGTTCGGGTTCTACCAACGGGGACATTTCTCGTCCCCAACAGGACAATTTCTCCAGCCATTTCGTGTCGCTGGTACGGATGGCCAGAGTACAGGCGGCGGCATAATCCGCATGGTCGATCATCCACGGGCAATCTCGGCGGATTGCCTCAAAATGTTCTTTTCTCATCTCAATCCTCCTTGTCCGGTGTCGCCGGGCTCGGGTTGGTTGCCCCCTCGTGGAGACGGAGGCGGGTTGGATTATTTAATTACAAATCCTCTTTGCGAGAGAATGCCATATTCTTTTATAATACATTTCCCCTCCTCGCCCGGTTCCGCCGGGCTATACTATCGCCGCACTCACTTCCGCGTACTCGTAAATAGTGAGCGCTTGATGCGCATATCTTTTCCCCTCCAAAGTGGCAGAGGAAAAGACACTCCGCTCGCCAACGACCGTTTCGCCGACGTAAGAATCGGCGATCGCCGCATGGCGGAGGCAGAGGTGCTTTATTATGATTGCCTCTCGCAAGGCAACCGGGCCTCTGTTTACGACAAACTTACATTTCGGGCATTTGATTTTCATTTCTTCTCTCCTTTTTTACCGCCAGCAATTCCGGGCATGGCGGTGGTTCCCGCCGGATCGGGGGTAGGTTTCTCGCCTCAGCGTTCCCCGTTGGCCGGGGATGTGAAATTTTAAGCACGCGTCGCTGCATAAGAAATTGCGCGGCGTGTGTAATTGTCGTCGCGTATCGAAAGTAAAAGATCGGCACGAGCACACACCGGACCCAGAGCGCCGATTGCGGCGTGAAATTCCGCCGCAAACTGATCGGTCATACTCCGGCAATTGCCGGCCGCGTAGCTGTCCTCTACCGACACCCAGATTCGCTCCGGGTGCTTAATTGCGATACGCTCTGCGCGACGCTTGCGGAATGCGGATACGGCTTCCCGTACCTGGCGGTGGGCACCGTCGGGAGTGCCGATCGGCGCGAGATGATACTGCTCTCCGGCAGAATCGATAAGCATGAGCTTTTTGGCCGTGCGGTCATAATCAATTCGGAGCACCGCGGACACGTGAGCAACGAGGATACGACGCTGTACATGCACTGGTAGAGGTTTCGTTTCCGGCGATTTTCGTTGCCGTCGGATCGGCGTCGTGCGGGCCCCGATTTTGAGCCAGGACGGGGAGACGTATACCGTCCTAGTCTGCCGATCCGGGGCGACATAATACATGCCGTACACCCGGCCGTGATCCGGCGGACGGATCAGGGTGTAGTCGGCATAATAGTCGTTGTGAGTCCATTTTCCGCCCCACGGATTCCTTCCGCGCTGATACGATTCGGTGCGGATGCCGGGGCTGAGGGAGCAGAATCCCTTGTGATTCCGGCGCGTCCGACCGAAATCACACACTCGATAAGCATGGGTGGCGACGCTGGAAAACGTAACCAGCTCGCCCTGTGCAACTTCGGCCTCCCGGATAAACCGGGAAAACCGGGGAATTGAGTGCATGGGCGAGTCGTCGGGCAGATAATGAGCGCGCGCGAAACTCGGCATTGCGGTCAAGCGGGCCATTTCCTCCATTGCGGGATGCAGGCGGATGATAGTGCGATCGGACTCGGAGAGATAGCGGGGCAGGCGTTTTGCTCCGACATAGCGAACACACAGACGCCGGGAATGCTCGTGTGCATACCATTGTGACCGAGTGGTGCGACGGTCCGATCGCCACTCCCACGTACCCGGGATATGGCGGGTAAGTGGATGATCGACGTGCGCGAGCAGATAGGAGCGCGCGCCATTAAAAGTTTTTGACGAGCTGCCCATGGCTCGGGCAGCCTCGATTGCCGATTTTTTGGTTCTGTATTTCATGGTTCCCTCCTCTGCCCGATATTGCCCTCGGCGCCGGGGCTGATCCCCCTTGCTAATATGGGCCACCGTGTGTGGTGGCTGCCCGTTTCTGCTCGCAAAGGGAGCAGATTAAATCTCCCCCTTGCGTTTCCGTCAGTTCCTCTCGGGGCATCATTGCCCCACAAAAGTCGCAATAATACTCATCCTTGCCGCATACCGGGTTTGTCGTTTGCCACTTTCCCATAATTCCCTCCTCTGCCCGGGTTTCCCCGGGACTTGCTTTTGGGTTGTTTCCATAATTATTATAGACAGCAAAGTCCGTGCCAACATTTCACGAGTTGTTAAAAAAACATGGTAAGTATATGAAATGATTGAGAATAAAAATTATTCCGGGATCATTCCGGTTGTTACATGCATGTGCTAACTGAGTAAAACGGTTACATAGTTATGTCAACTTTTTTTCGGCGCAAAATGATATTATCCAATGATAACAGAGAATTATAGCGGAAATAGGTGTAACCAGGTAAAAAGTAATCACCTGTAACCGGAGTATCCACTATTAGAGGCCACACCTACCAGTCCCTACCAATTTTTTGACAAAAAAGGGCAGGTTTTGCGCAAATTGTCACCGACCCAATAAAATCAGGTATTTACGAGCCTATTTTTGACAAAAAACGGCAACTAAAAAAATGCTTGACAACCACCCGAAATCCTGATACAAAATATTCACCCATTCATTAACCTCCTTTTATCCACGCCCCCGGCAGGGGTGCCGGGGGCATTCCCGAAGGAGTCAGATGACCATGATAATACTGGAGATATTCTATTACCTCATCGGAATTGCTATTATTTCATACACGTTTCGTATCGCTGTTCACCTCGCCGGAATTCACAGGGAGAGCAAGCGTTTGGAAAAAACCGTGTATCCTACCCCGCGAGACGATTTCGAGGCGGAGCACCGGTCGGAGCACTGGGTATTATGACACATCTCATCATCCGCATATTCCGCTATGCCCTTAAAATCATTGACAAATCCGCATTCGCCAGGAATTGGCAATCGTTCGTTCCCGAAATCACCACCGCCGGCATTGCGTTCTGGTGTCCTAATTCCCATTGCAGCTACCGGGCCCGGACACTGCTGACAAAAGAACCCGATACGATTGCATGGATTGATTCGATGCAGGTCAATGAGATCCTGTGGGATATCGGTGCCAACATTGGCTGCTATAGCCTCTACGCCGCCCGGCGCGGCTGCCAGGTGATCGCATTCGAGCCGCATGCCGGTAATTATGATGTGCTCACGCGTAACATAATAATTAATGGCTATGAGCAAATGATCCGCGCGTATTGTCTCGCTGTTTCCGATTTTCCCGGTCTGCTCACTCTCCGGACAAGCGCGATTTCCCCCGGCACTGCTGATCATCGACTGACGCTGTGCCAGGACGGGCAGGCTGTCATCGCCTATACCGCAGCAGAGATGGTTGGAGAACTCAAAATGCCAATCCCCAACCATATTAAAATAGACGTGGACGGTGCGGAATTCCGGGTTCTGTCCGGACTTGAACCGATCCTGCTCGACGAGCGCATCAAATCGGTTATGATCGAGATTCAACATGGAAACTCGAACTACGGAGCGATGCTTGACATATTCGACAAAAGCGGGATGAAACTCAAAGATATCAATCGGATGAATCACCTGTTTGTACGGGAGAGCAGGGAAAAATAATGCCTGCTAAACTAACCAAACAGATTACTATCGATATTCCAGCGGTCCCCACAGGCATATTAAATCTCGAACAAGCTCTAAAAATGCGTATCGGCGGCCTTACCTATCAAGAAATAGCAGATCATTTCGGCATAACAAAAGGCGCTGTCTGCCAAAGACTAAAACCTCTCATCCCTGAGGGAGCCGACTTGCGAGCTTACCAGAAACACGAGGCAGACATACTCAGCGCCAGCAAACTGAAGGTAGTTCAGAGCCTAAACCGGGCCAGCTTAAAGGAGACAAGCCCATATCAACAGGCTATAATGGTGGACATTTTAACTCGAAACGAGCGATTAATCCGAGGAAAATCAACGAGTAACACAGCTCACATCATTGTGCATGCCGGGCAGGGATCGACAGCCGAGTATGAGCGGCAGCTGGGAGATGGTCAGGATGTCGTGCCAGAGGATACCACATGTGGTGGTGCCGGAATGGAACGGTGAGTATGTCCCCTAAGTGCTTGATATTACACACAGTTGACATAATAATACTTATCAGACCTGTAACCATAATACCCAGTTCGGGGTCCGACCAGGGGGGCACCCCGGGGGGTGGGGGGGGCAGGGCCGTTGAGATTGTGACCAGGTACCCTTTTCAGCGCGCCAAAAACAAAAGGGGTTGACATGCTATCTATTTGTGTGTATAGTATGCACAATGTGTATTCACACAGTATGTATACCGCACACACAGGGAGGGGGGTAGCCATGAGACACAATATTTATTTTCCAGAAGGCATTTATGAAGAAATAAAAGAAGAGGCTTATAAAAATCGAAAATCTATCAGTAAACATTTAATCGAAGGGCGAAATTCTGGTATAAGAAATCAAGGGCTTATGGCACGCTATTTGAATGAACATGAATTTTGTGAAAATTGTTTGGGTAAAAAGTCGGAACATGTTCATCATATTATTCATTTTGCAAAAGGCGGACCTGACGAATATGATAATTATCTTGCTCTTTGTAAAGATTGTCACAAAGAGCGGCACCCACCTGAAAAAAGAAACAATGGATATAAGCGGATTTGTCTCTATGTTGAAGAGGCTGACTGGAAGCAAGTTCAACATTCCGCTTTGGACGTCGGGAAAAGCGTCGGGCAGTTTTTAATGGAACTGTATCGATTTTCAAGGGCAATGAAAGATTCAAGAAAGGAAGCGCAACCTGAAGAATTCGAATCCCGCAAGCCGAAGATGGAACCGCTGGAGATTATCGGTTATTCTAAAGGGCAGCAGATTAGTGGGAAATATGATCGATGAGTGGTGGGGTAAGAAGCGGCGGTAATGAATAAAATTTCAGCAACGTTGATGTTTCGGATTGTGTATGTGATAAGTAAGGTTGTAGTTGGCTTATTCATATTTTTATTATTTACGGGTGTAATGTTTTATGTAGCGTATTATGACATACCATAAGGGGGCGACATGTCGAAACCTGATGAGCGGACGAAGAAGTTGATTCAGAGGGATCAGCGGATAACCGAGTTGGAGAGGGATCTTGAGGTTGTGAAGTCGGATCGGGAGCGGCTGCATGACATGAACAACGAATTACGGACCAGGGTGGCGGATCTTGAGCGGGATATTTCCGAAGTCAAAATTGCAAATATGGTGGATCTTGAGAGGGATCTTTCCGAAGTCAAAATTGCAAATATGGCTATGGCGGATCTTGAGCGAGGTATTTCCGAGGGCAAGCGTGGTCCGGGGAGGCCTAAGAAGGATGAATAAACGAAATATTTTGGCAGTGTTTTTAATTCTATCGGCGTTTCTTTTGCTCGGTGCGGGGTTTGTGTTTTACAGCCCCACTTATGATGGTGATCATAATGCGGCGGTGGATGCGACTTCCAGTACTCCGGGATATTTGCATCGGTTTATGGCGACTCATACGGACATCAGGAATTTAGTGATTACCTTGCTTGATTCGGACGAGTATTCGAGGGGGACGGTGATTTTAAGGTGGACGCCGGCGTATTCTGCGGGGGTAGCGGAGGTGGCGTGTCCTGAGATGAACACGGATCTGAAGTTCGATCCTCCTGTCAGGTTTGTCAGTGGAATAAGCGTCACGGTGAGCGGGAACGCTGCCAACACTTCCCGGTGGAAGGTTTTTTATAGCAGGTAAAGGATGGCCAGGGCGAAAACCAAGAAATTCAGGTATGAAATACCTATTGACCCCGATCCCGAGTTGGTCATAAAAGATCAGTTTCTTATCTGGCGGGGGGACATACCGAGGTTTTTCAAGGAAGCTCTGGGAAGAAGGCTCTCCAACCAGCAGATCGAGGCCGCCAATCTTGTCAAGGAATTAATGGACGCCAAATTGCGTGCGTCGATAAAGGTGACCGGAAGAGAGAAAATCACGCTTACCGAAAGGCAGGAAGAACTGGCGAGCAAGTGGGGCATTTCGATCCATTCCGGAAAGGGGCTCGGGAAAGACTTTTTTGTTGCCGGGCTTTCCATCTGGATTTTATTGGTTTGCGGATCGGCAGGACAGTTTAAGGGTATTGCGACCGCAACTTCCAAGAAGCAATTAGAAGACGTTTACAGTTCCGAGGTGTCAAAATTATTGAACGAAAGCACGTGCACCATAAACGGGTCCAGGTTGGACGAGCTTATTGAAGTCACCCGGGATGGTATTAGATTCATTCCTTTGAAAAACCAGTCTTTTATTTCAAAACGAACGGCCAACACGAAAGCCACCCAAGAGGAGCAAGCCAAAACCCTTCTGGGATATCACGAAAAATACATGATGATCGTGGTTGACGAAGCCGCGGGCATTTCGGATGCCGTCATGAGTCCTTTGGAAGCGACTCTCACCCGGGAATGCAACTTTGTGATCATGATTTCCAACCCGACGAGGGCAACGGGGTATTTTTACAAGTCTTATTACGATCCTGTCGCCTCGAAAATGTGGGTCAAGGTCAGGTGGGACGGTGAAGAGTCTAATATAGACACTATCGTCCCCGGCTATAAACTTTATGTTCAGAACCAACTTGAAGCGTACGGCAAAGAATCGACGCCTTACCGCATCAACGTAAAGGGTTTGCCGCCTCTTCAATCAGATGATATTCTTATCCCCAGGGACTGGATTGAAGACGCGATCAACGCAGAATTTTATCCTTCTGATTCCGACCTTACCGTGCTTACGCTGGATGTCGGCAGAGGCGGCGATCCTTCTATTTTGATGAGGCACGTCGGGCATTCGGTTGAGGCCATAAAAAGAATGGATTATGACTCGGGAGATCCGGTTGCGGCAGCTACCGAGGAATGGATTGATTTATTCGAACCGGATTTCGTCGTGGTGGACGAAATCGGAGTCGGTTCTTCCGTGGTTGACACCCTGAGAAGGGACGGATATGATTTCAGGGCATGTAACGTGTCCAATTCTCCATCGTTTAAAGATAAGTTTTATCGATTGCGTGATGAACTGTGCTGGACGACTCGTAATAGATTCGAGAAACGAATTATTAAGATACTTAACGATCCAGAGCTTATAGACGAGTTGTCAACGCTTAAAGTTGTGGAGTGGGAGCCTAAAATCAGAATAATCTCAAAAAAAGAGCTCAAAAGACAAGGTAAAAAATCGCCCAATAAGGCGGATGCCTTAATATTAAGGGCGTTTATACGTCCCGGGGTGGCCGATAACGTTACGGAGCTCGATAGATATGCATCGAGATTCAACCGGAAATCAGATAGGCAATTCAAGAAACGCTGGATGGTGGCTTAAGAAAGCGCAGGACATATAAATGCTCCAAAAAACCACACGGTATGGGAAAAACGGTCATTACCATATAGCCTATATCAGGCCGGACGGAGTATCGGGGATAACCTCCAAAAACAAGGGTCATGCCCATCTTATCACCCTGGAATATCCGGATCTGGACGAATTAGGCAATCCTGTTGGGAATCCCGGGTTGATAGCCGCTGAAGAAAACGGGCATACCCATTATTTAGCCGGAGACGTGGATCTTACCAACCCCATAAAGCAGCAGGCTGAGGATGATATGGTCCAGGAAGTTCATAGGCTTTTCAAGGATGCTAAAGCATATGAAAAAGAATCCCGGCAAGATGCGGAAGAATGTGAAGACTTCTACTGCGGAGATCAGTGGGAAAAGGGTGCTGCAGCGGAGATGGAAGGCAAGGAGCGGACTGCGGTTACTATCAATCTCATCGAGCCTTCAATGGACATGCTATCAGGATATCAGAGACAAAACCGATCTGACATCAAGTATTTTCCTACAGAGAACGGCGATACCTTGACAGCGGACATGATGACCGAAATTGTGAAAAATATCTGTGAACGGAACGATTTTACCGTTACCGAAACCGAGGTCCAGGACGATCAGAGAATTACGGGGAGAGGTCTTTATCATCCTTATATAGACCATTCGAAAAACCTCGAAGGAGAAGTGATAATTGAGAAATGGGAATGGGACGAGGCGTTTTTCGGCCCTCATAATCGATTGGATTGTGGGGATCTTGAATATCTTCACAAGGCGAAATGGTTTTCTAAAGCGAAAATAGAGCAGATGTATCCCGAGGTTGCGGACGATATCAAGAAGGAGGGATATCCGATAGACGAGGATGACAAAGAGTTCCATCAGAGATACGAGGGAGAACAGTACGAAAAAAGCTCCAATAATAACGAAATAGATCCTGATTTCGTTGATATCGTCAGGAAAGAGTTCCGGGTAATCGAGTGCGAACGAAAACATTATACCCGAACTCCTGTATTCGTTTATGCTGATGATAATTTCGTGCTTGAAGGGACGGATTGGAGGCGGGAAGATATTGCGTCCGTGAAGACCATGGAAGGCTTCGCGATAATCTATATCGAAAATAATCGAATCCGTACAACTGTTGTGGCGGGATTCGCGTTTATTTCCGACGAAATCACCGATGAAACCGAGTTTTCTATTATCCCGGTGTACGCGAAAAAACGAAAAAAGAAATGGTGGGGCAAAATCAAACCCGCTCTCGGGGCTCAAGATGTTATCAATAAAAGCGAGTCTCAAAAGATTGACATCCTCAACAAAGTTGCAGCTTACGGATGGTTTCACGATGCCAGTACGTTCCCGAACGTTGCAACAAAAAAAGAATTCGAAGAAAAAAGCTCAAGTCCCGGATTTAATATTGAAGTGACTTCCGTAGAAAGACCGCCTTTAAAAACGGAGGGCGTCAGGATGCCTGCGGAAATCATTGAAATGGGCGCTGCCGCCAAGATGAACCTCAAGGAAATTTTGAACATCAATCCGGAAATGTTGGGTATGGCGGGGCAAGCTAAATCCGGAATAGCAATGATCGAACAAAAAAAACAAGGACTCATCGGGAACGAATTTCTGTTCGACAACGCTGATTTCGCGAAAAAACAACTCGGGAGACGTATAGTACGGTTGATTCAGAAATGCTACACTCCTGAAAGAATTGTCAGAGTATTGATGAGCCGGAACAAACCCGACTCTCCGGTTATGGTAGCGGGTCAGCAAGTGGATCGTTATCCGAGAGAACTTCTTATGGAAGCTCTTTCAAATAAACTTATAAACGAGCTCGATATCGTAGTGGGTCAGCAGGCGCATTCTCCGACTCAACAGATGAACAATTTTATCGTGATGCTTGAGGCGGCTCAGAAAGGAATCATGATGCCGCCCGAAATCATGATCGAAAACGCTCCTTTACCCAAAGAGATGAAAGATCGAGCGCTGCAAAGTTTACAACAGATGCAGGCGACACAGGGAGAGGCCGAAAAGAGAAAATCCATGGTCGAGCTGGCCAAGACGCTGGGGGCGAAACTTCCCGAAGGATTGGCCACACAAATTTTTCAGCAAATTATGGGAGGAGCTCAAGGCCCACAACAAGGAGGTATGGGTGGCTGAAGAAATCAACACTGATCAAAATATAGCGGCTAAATATGAAATAGTGGCTTTTACCGACGGGCAGGTCGCGATAAACGGTCCCATAAAAAACTTTCCGTTTACAGTCGAGGTTTTGAACGGTGCCTTAACCGCAGTTATTCAATTTCATCGTCAAAAAGACAAAATTAAAGCGCCGTCAAATAATATTATCGTGCCGAAGATGGCGGGATTCAAACAAAGCAGAAATTGAGAGGGCTTATGCAAAAATATCGAGAGAAAATCAAGACCGTCTGACGTAACGGGAGAGGAGGCATTTATAAATACATACGAACTTGTGAAATGAAATTACTAAAAATAATAATATTTTTATGCTTGCTGATGGTATTAATAGGTCTAATAGATCCATTTAATTTTATAAAAAATGAAGATGTAATTAAAAAGGGAATCTGGGGGACTGCTTATCTATTTATAAAATATGGGAAGCTGGATATCGATAGGCTCGAGTGTGCCTGTGGATATAAAGAAGATATTACATATGCTATTTCATGGTATTATTCGTCTTTCAAAATATGGGCAGATGATATGCTTCTGCTTTTTGTTGGCGGCATATTAAATAGTATAATTCCAATTATATTTGCAATAATTATAGGGATTATTTTAAAAGTATATGAAAATCGAAGCCGAACAGATCCTGAGATGGGTTTACCGCGTACTTAAATACGCTGTATCCCTTTTAGATAAAATACTGAAAGGAGAGAAGGTATGAAAGATCAATGGGCACATCGAACAAAAGGAATGAAATGTGGGACTTGTATGTGGTTTGTAATGAAACTGTCTTCTTCAGACGCTCCGGCACAAACAACAGATAATATGATTGGTCGATGTCGGCGACATGCACCAACAATGAACGGTTATCCAGTTGTTTTTGAAAACGATTGGTGTGGTGATCACAAGCTGAATGAAAATATAGAAAGGTAGGGATATAGGGCACATAACGCTTGTTACCGCTTAACCCGTAACAGGTAAGCCAATACCGGCAAAAGAAGCCCGCATTGGAATGAGAAATCATTCTTTATGCGGGCTTTTTTATTTTAGGGACAGATTGAGCCTATTTGAAAGGAGAACAACAATGGAAGAAGAAATTGCCCGGGACGTAAATGACGAAAGTATTATGGACATGGAAGACAGCGCATTGGCCGAAGTCCTTGATGCAGAGGAGCAACCAGACGCGGGAACTGTCAAAGACGAACCCGAGGATGCGACTGTAACGGGAACAGGGGCCGAACCTCCTGTTACAGTCGAATCACTCAAGACAGAGATCGAAACGCTCAAACAGGAAAGCGAGAAATACCAAAAACAGATCAGGGACGGACAGGTTTTTATAAATCGGCAAGCCAACGAGTTGGGAGACCTGAGAAAGATCAAAGAAAAACTTCTTGAAAGAAAGAAGGAGCTTTCCGGGCAAGACGCTTCCCAACAGATCATAGACGGTACGTTCCGGCATGCTCAAACTGAAGAACGGGATATCGACCGGCAGCTCGACACGATTGAGCAGGAAGAACGGGCCGTACAAACGAAGGAAATATTGGCTGCAAACAGGAGAAATGTCCTACGGTATTATCCCGATATCGAATCGAACGAAAACCTTGAGGCGATCTGCCGGGAGGCCCGGGAATCCGGAGAGTCTCCCGAAAACATACAGAGATTCCGGCAGGCTCCGTATATGATGAATCCCGGGGTAATTCTTTATTATTACTCGCGGGCGAAACATAAGACAGAAGTTGCCGAACTCAAAAAGCAGATCGAAGAACTTAAGGGCCAGCCGGCCAAACTAATGGCAAAGGTTGCTAATGCCGGGCGGCGCAGCCTAACCAATACTGCTGGTGGAACCGCAAAAAAGAACCTTGATGCCGGGGATTTAACCGATGTCGATATATCAGCCTTGTCCGACTCCGACCTCAAAAAACTACTTGAAGAAGACAGGAGATAAAAAATGGCCAGAACGACTTTTGCGACAGGCAACGCGTTAGCGAAAAAGCTATTTGAGGAAAAGCTTTTTCGAGACACGATTAAAGAAACGTATTGGATGCCGCGTTTCGCCAGCAAGACAGGAGACACGGCAATTCATACGAAACAACAATTCAATAAATCCAAAGGCGATAATATCACCTTTGGTATTCGTATGAGACTCACCGGCACACCCCGGAGAGAAGGAGAGGGGATTGAGGGTTACGAACAGAGTCTTACGACTCATGATTTCTCGATTTCCTTGGGGTTTTACGCTTTTGCGATCAGGGACGATGGACCTCTTAGCCGCCAGCGGGTAATGTTCGAGATGGATGAAGAGTCCCAAATGGCGATTAGGGACCAGGGAGCGGAATACATCGACAGTCTATGTTTTGACACCCTTGAAGCATCTCCCACGCGGCTGTTTTATCGGACTTCAGCCGGTAACCTCACTACGGCTACGGATGCGACGGCTAAGGGTGCGATTACCGCAGCAGACTCGAAGATTACCCCGTCTTTGATATCGTTTGCAAAGACCTGGGCGCTTACAGGAGGCAACAGGGCTCAAACTCCTTTGAGGCCCATCAAGGTTAAGGGCCGAAATTATATTGTTCTAATGTGTCACCCCGATGTGATCTATGATCTTAGACAGGATTCGGAATGGAGCCAGGCGGCGCGGGAGGCCCTGCCCCCGGGAACGGATCACCCGATTTTCAACGGTGCGGAGTATCTGTGGGATGGAGTGGTTATCCACAGCCATGAGAATGCGGAAATCTATACAAACGGCGGCTCCGGCTCGAACATCCCCGGTGCGAAATTGAGTATGTTTGGTGCCCAATGCTTGTGTTGGGCCTGGGGTTCGCGGCCGGAAGTGGTTGCAGAGGAGTTCGAGTATAAGACCGAACATGGCTACGCCTGGATGTTCATGGGAGCGGTGGGCAAAACTCAATTCAATAGCCTTGATTATGGGGTTGTTCACATGCACGTGGCTCGAACCCAGGTCAGTGATGCGTAATGTTCAGAAATTGAACACTTAAATTTATAATAAATATAAGGAGTTAAACAAATGGCGACGATTACAAGATGGGTAACGGGGGAATTTGCGAATCCCGGCTTTGAACTACCCGATGGTAAAGTGGGGTTTCCGCATTTTGAGATCAGTTTTGCAGACCTTGCGGTCTCGGCAGCCGACGTTGTACGGGTTATCACAGTACCCGCCAACACTTGGGTTTTTCTGGTGGTTTGGGAGGTAACGACCGCTGAAGGCTCTACCTGTACAGCTACTATCGGAGACGGATCGGGGGCGGCTTCATGGGACGCACAGATCAACTTGAATTCCGCAGCGGCAAGCGGCGGTGTGCATGGCACCGATACCTACATGAATACCCACGGACACGGTAAGTTTTATTCCAGTGCCGACACCATTGATCTCACCATGGGACACGCTGCGTCAACCGCAGTCTTTTGGATCGGTGCGCAGATGGCAAGGGTTGTGACCAGCTAAACCACAGAGGGGGCCAAGCCCCCTCTTCAGGAGGACATATGTTTAAAAAATTCATAGCATTTTTGATTATTTTAATGCTTTGCCTCCCCTTCGCTTTTGCCGAGGATAAAGACCGAATCCAAATAACGCCAAGAGGCATGAGCCAGGGGGATCTTTATAAACTCTTAAACGATTTGGTTAGCTATATCAATTGGGAAAGACGCGGGGACGGGGTTATAAGCGAGTTTGTCATGACCCCTTCGCAAAACGGTGTTAGTGTTTCCACATCGGCTTTCGATTATAAAATAGACGGTGTGAGCTATCACAAAGAAGCGTCGGGCTTCACGATGGAAACCACCGCTGTGCCGCGAAGTTTGTATGGAGCTTATCGGATCGCAATCAATGATCAGGGCACTTTTTCTTGCGCAGCGGCAGCCAGCAACTCAACCGGGTTTGCTACAGCGGCGGAGGCCATTGCGGATTTACCGGGAGCACCGAATAACGATTATACCCAGACAAATCCGGGAACAATGGCGGATGATTACCCTACCAGCGATTTTGAGTCTACCGGAAGGGGCAAGTTCATTCCTATCGGGTCGATTTTGATATTAAACGCGTCAAACGGATTTACCGGCAATACCGCAAGTCTAACCGGATCGACCTCGGCATGGTTTCACTATAACCCAATCAGTTATTCCGTAACCGGCTTGGCGGGGGATTTGTCTTTTTCCGCGTCGGTGACCGGGACATATTCAAGCGCGGGTACGGCGAGGTAATGAACCGGGCCTATGCCATAGCTGCGGGGCTCTTGATACTGTACGCTTCTTTTATGCGGTTCAAGAGCCCCTACCTCGAATATTGCATGATGCTGACAGCGCGGCATGCAGCAGTAGGGTTGTTTGCGGTATGGTTATGGCAAAGAAACAAGTGGATGGCTTTATTTCTCGTTTGGGCCCAGATTTCGACCCATATTCCGCAACCGGATCTTGTGGCTATCGTCAAGCCCGCACCCGATAAGCCTACGATACTTTTTTATCCGGGCGACTCCCAGGTAGCGTTCAACAACGTTCTGGGATTCATACTCTGGTACGCAATCTTAAAAGAAATCCTTAAAAAAGAATACATCCATTATATATATGCGGTGTTTGTCGTAATTGCAGCCGGCAACGTAATATGGCTGGTTTTACAATATTACAACATAGATCCCTTATTCCATCCCCTCCGGGAAATGGCCGAGTTCAGGACGGGATTCATGGGCCAGAAAAATCAGGTATCCGCCCTGCTCGCCTTTACGTTACCGGCGTTTCTTAGACCTAAATGGTGGTATCTATCTCCCGTTTTAATCCCGGGCTTTGTTCTTTCTGTTACCGTGGGCGGGCCCCTGTGTGCTTTCGTGGGTCTGACGTTCTGGTGTTTCACGTGGAATAAATACTATGGCTACGGCATGCTGGGCATCGCGTTTATAGGAATGGCGGGATTTATCCGGTACATCGATCAGCCGAATTTTCATCGTGTGCATGCCTGGATAGCCGGGTTGATGTGGTACAAGGAAAAATGGCTGACAGGATATGGTTTGGGTCATTGGAAACAAACCTTTCTTGAACACAGGGAATATTTCAAGGGTTGGTGGAGGGAGGCCCACTGTGAGTATATTCAAGGGCTTTACGAATTAGGATTGCCCTTCCCGATTCTGCTGTTCGGATTTTTAAAAGATTTGCTCCAAAGGTTTAATCGGGAAGCAATCATGCCCATGACGGCATTGATTATTATAGCGGTTCATTGCTCATTTAATTTCGCCTTGCATATAGGGCCGCTGGCGTTGATTGTCGTCACATGGATTAATATTTACGAGGTATTATGTCCACAATCGCAAACATAATAACTGCAATCAGGGCGGAGCTTGATGATAATATCACCGACTCCGGCGGGAATACAATCACTCCTCGATGGGACGATTCTCTACACTTACTGCCTATGGTTAAACGCTGTATCACGCGGACATCCGACATTCTTTATCGCCACAATATAGCTTTTGCAATGAAACGGACAACATTTGCGACAGTGGCGAATACTCCAACATACGACGTACTTCCTGTGGATTACGGTGTGGATGGCGGGCTTTACAGGACTGATACTTATAAGAGACTTGATAAGATCGATTTCGACCAGTGGGAGCAACTTAATCTCATCAGCCAAATGTCGGTTTGGATGATAGACGAGGACGAGGATATTGCCATAAAAGGCACTCCAACGAGTGTGGTTACAATGGCTTTGTGGTATTGGCCGGAAATTGCTGTTTCCGCTTATACGACTGGAACGACCATGCCATGGTCCGGTAGGGTGGATGAAATCATCATTGAATACATGGTGAATCGATTACGAGCAAACGACGAGTACGATATTACACAATTCGATAATATGCTTATGAGTGAAATCCAACAAAACCGCTTAAACAAATGGCGACGCTGGAATTATATGAATCCCGGGGTTGTGCCGTTTGTCAGGCCAAGGAGGTTTTAAATGGATGATAGAGCAAAATGGTTAATGGATTATTTTGAAGAATACCTCAAAAAGGACTTTGAACCGATATCAGCCTTTAATTTAGCGACAAAAAAATATGGAGAAATATATAATGTTTCAAGGCCCTTGCCATCCGATCCCGACTATAAGACCAGTTGAATCGGATGCTTTTGAATATTGGCCGTGGGGAATTTTCCCTGACAAGGATATAAGTTTAGATGAACCTGTTTTTATTTTAAAGGAAAAAGTTCTTATGCCGTGTAAAAGCAAGAAGAGCAAGAAACGCAGGAAGGGCGGGAAGAAGGCTCGATAAATGCCCAGACATTCAACACGACATCCCGGGCGCACAGTTCCCATAGATATCCGGTTTTCTCTCGGCGCGAATCAGGCAGAGCCGAATCATTCCATATCGGATCAAGAATCCCCGAGACTTCATAATTTCATTTATCGGATCAATACGGATGTGCCGATTGTCAGGCCGGCGATCCGGGTGGCATTAGCCTTAGCCCAGAAATTAGGGGGTCCGATAGTTGCCCTTCATTATTATGTTGTGAATGCTTCAACTGCGTATGTCGTGTGTGCCGCCAACAACAAATTATACTATTTGAGCACAACCGATACCTGGACGGAAATAGGTGATATCACGGCGGATGTTGAGCCCACTATGATAACTTTCAACGGCAAGTTGCTTGTTGCGGACAATGCCGATGCGGGATTAAGATCATGGGATGGCACCACCTATGGGTATGTGACCGGGTCCCCGGGGAATCCGACTATCGTTATTGAGCACAATAATAGAGTAGTGTGCAATTCCCTTGCTTCCGGATACTTGGATGCGGTTTGTTTCTCTAAAGTCGAAGATGAGACCGGATGGACTTATACCTCAGTGGGCGGAGCGGTACTTGTAAGGGCCGGATACAAGGACGGCTTGGAAGTCCGGGGACTTGCCTCCGGGCCGTATGACGATGTAGTCGTTTCTAAAAGAAGCATCACCGGCACAACTTCGAGGGCGCGTAAGACCTATCGTATTCAGACTTCGGATGATGCTTATAGCGGCACTAGTCAGCAATGGGCGGTTGAACCTCTTTTCCCGACTACAGGAGCCAAGAACGAGAAATGCCTGATATCCGCAGATGATACGATCTATTACCTGTCGGATGAGGGGTTTTCTCGACTGGAATCCACTGCCGCTTATGGAGATCTTGTTAATCGACGTGTGGGAGCCCGAATAACTTCCGTACTCGAAGAAAAGGTTATCCCCCGATATTATGGATTGGTCTATGTTCCCGAATGGGGGACTATCGCCATATTTCAAAAAGATAATGCCGAAGCATATCTATATCATCCATGGCTAAAAGATCGGAACGAAGAGACGACAGGCGGATGGACTTCCATAGGGTTGGGATCAATTAGATGGTCTGCATTATGTCAGGCCGATAATGTGATCTATCTGGGCGGTAGTGACGGCATGCTCTATAAAATCGGCAACGAGACCCAGCCGGAAGACGCCCTGGTATTCAGCACGCACGTCTGCACCATTAATGCAGCAGCAAAGACCATCACGGCGGATTCGGGAAGTCCGTTTTCTCTCCACGGCTTCAAACGAGGCGGGAAGGTATCGATTTATGGCAGCGGGGCCGGAAATGACGGCACATATACTATTGCAGCATTATCAAATACAGTTATCACGGTTTCGGAAGCATTGACGACCAACGAAACGAGTATCGCATTATATTTCAATTCCCCGATAGATACCGAATGGCTAACGAAAAACTTTGATTTCGGTCATGAAGGATTAGTTAAGCGCGCCGAGATCTATTACGAGCCGATCACGGACGGATCTATAATCTTGTCTTACCGCTGCAATGAAAGCGCAACGATAAGAACGGCAGGCACTGAAACAATCACCACTACCGGGACAAGCCAGGATTTATACGATGCTACGGACGATTTAGGAGGGTTATCAACGGATATCGCGGCATACCCGGACCAGGATTTGGTACAACTTGCCGAGAAAGGCAGAAAATTCATATCCCGGGTGAAAGTACGATTGCCTAATATTACGTTCCGGGGGATTGGAACCGGCAGATTTATTCTCAGCCGGGTACGAGCTGATATCGCTGTGTTGGGAGAAGCATAATGATTGATGATGATGATTTCGGATGGGGCGAACCGGATGTCGGTCCGGGATTGGATTATGGTGGTTCTTACACCGGCTATGGCGATTTTCTGGGGATCGATGAGTTTGATTACCCTGGCGCGAATCCTTTTGCCGCAGCTAATTGGGGAGAAGGATATCGAGTAAATCCCTTGAGTAATGTTCTTGAAACCAAAGGATATCACATGGGGTTGATGCGCGGATTACTCGCAGATGCGAATCCGTCTCAAAGAGACAGTCTTCTTAAAGCATTAAAAGAAAAATATAAGGAATTATCTTTTCCGAAAGCAAAAGAATCTTTCTGGGATAAAGTTTGGGGAGCTGTTGTCGGGACACCAATTGGACTTTTAACTCCTCAGCCGGCAAGCACTTTAATGAGTCTCGGGTTTTTGACTCATGGTCTTAGACAGAATCAGGCGAAAACCTTAGCAGGGCAAATTTCTACCACAAGAGCGGCAGAAAGAGAACTATCAAATGATTTACGAGGAGCCGGATACTCGCAAGAAGAAATCGATCAAATTATGGGGACATATGATTTTAGCCCAAATCCGGTAAGTCTGGAAAACTATTTCAATGATTATGAACAAGCGTTTACTCCCAGTAATATTATGTCAAGAGATCTTACCGAAGAATTGATGGGGCCTGGATTATCTAATTATTTCTCATGGTATTGATATGATATTAACAACTTTTAGTATTTCAATCATAAAATTCGTAATCATAGCCATACCATCTGTATTTATTTGCTCCGGCGGTTCAATTGGGGCCTCACTTTTTAGCTGTGTATTTGCAGTTTGGCAGGAAATAAAAGATAGAATCAATAAAATGATAATGAATCGTTTCATAACCAACCTCCTTTTTTTGAATATTATACACAACCGGAATCTAAATTGTCAAGGATTTAAAAATGCCAACTTATAATCCGTGGTTCAATTTCGGCAGTTCAAACATCAGGCCGGAAGATTTTGCAAAATGGGTCGGTGGCCAGGCTCAGGGATGGCTGCAACAATCGGGACAGCAGGGATACGATTACCCCGATTACCCGTCTTTGACGATGCCTGCTCAGGCAGCGGCTCCTCCGGGATATCAGCCGGTCGGTTACACTCCAAGCGCAGGATACCAGGGTGTCGGAATGCCGGGATTCACTCGCACACAAGGCAATGTGCCATCATTGTATGGCTTGATGGGCGGTATAAAATTCCCGGAGTATGCCGGAACAAAACAATTGGTGCAGACCCTTTCAGGGGGGGATTACGGAGCTCTTGAAAGATCGATTGCGGAGCCTGCTTTAGGGGCAGCGCAAGAAAGATATGCCGGCGAACAATCCCGGTTGGGGGGTGGTGGGCTATACGGATCGTCAATAGATGCGGCAAGCATAGCGAATCAGGCGGCAACCGAAGCCGACATTATGAACCAAGCCCGGATGCAACGATACGGACTGCAAACCCAGGAGCAAGCCCGAGCCGATCAGTTGAGAATGGCCGAAAGACAGAACCAAAACGCATGGGGTCAGGCACGATACGGCGCCGAGATGGGCAAAGCGCAGAATCTTTGGCAAGCAGGCATGTCAGAGGCCCAGAGACAGGATGAGCTCGCACGGCAAGAAAACGTTTGGAACCAGGCGAATACGGCTAATGCCATCAATCAAGCTCAATTCGGGGCTAGTCTTGCAAATCAGCAGGGGCAGTTCGGGGCTACCTTGGGAGCACAGCAGGCTCAGAACCTATGGCAATCAGGATTGACTACGGCAGCTTGGCAAGACGAGCAGGCGGAACGTGCAAGGCAGGCTCAAAATCAACAACTGATGGGACAGTATGGTCATGGCCTGGATGTATCCAACTGGCAGCAGGCAATGAATCAACAGATTTATCAAAACCTCCTTGCCGGAGGCGGTATGGGTATGCCCGGATATACCGGAGCCCAACAGCAGCAAGGCAACATGTGGCAAGGCTTGGGATTGGGTCTTGGCGGGCTTGCAGGCGGATATCTTGGGGCAGTTGGCTCTACGGGTAGTTGGTGGCCATTTTAAGGAGATGGAAAATGCCGAATTGGGGTAATTTTGGTGCGGGATTAATGCAGGGGTTTAATCAGAGCTTTTGGCCTCAGATACAGAACAAGGAAAAGCGGGAGGCCGTAAAAAAGCAACTCAAACTATATGATCTCCAAATAAAAAAGGCGGAATTGGCTGAAAAAGAACGGGGAGCAGCTCAAGAATTTAATCGGGCATTGATGAGCCAACAAATGGAAAGTGGTGCTGATTATCCCGTTAATAAATTAATGCAGTCATCGAGTATGAATCCTGAAAGCCGGTTAATGAGTTCTTATGGACGGCTAGATCCCGACCTTCAATTTAAAATCATGTCGGCAGGTGGGCCTCAAGGACTGATGGACCCGATAGGTACAGAAGCAAGAAAAGCCGGGGCTATCGCGCAAGCGAAATTGCCTTCTGAGATAGAGCTTGCACGGTCAAAAATGAAGCCGGTGGCAACACCTGCTGCAGTAAGAACTTTTGAATCTCAAGTTTATGGCAAGGAAGTTCCTGAGCTTAGAGGAACACCGGAATATATTCAGAAAGTTATTGAATTCAAAAAATATGGCAGACCTGAAACAAAAATAGATGTCACAACAGATGAAACTTTAGTCCGCGACTTGATCAATCAAGGATTGAACACGCGCAGGATCGTAAGAATGACGGACGAGATCTCCTCTATGGTAGGAAAAGATGCGACCTTGATCGGTGCTACCGGTGCGGCCCAAAGATTCATCGATTCTGTTTCCAGTCAGTTGAAAGGCGTCGCCAATAAATTTACCCGGGGACAGGCCGTTGTTAAGGGAAGGATCGTTTCCGAGAACGTATTATTAAATCCGGACACTTACGATTGGTCCGAGTTTAAAGAAGGCGCAACGGCAAGCGCAGAGATAAAAAGCTCATTAGTCAAATTGGCCTATATTGTTGCGCGGCAACAAGACCCGGAAGGACGATTATCGGATTACGATATTAAAAACGCCCTGTCTCAAATAGGAGCGAAATCCGGCTCCCCGGAACAATTAAAAACCGTCTTGAAATCCATAAAGCGCCGATCTATGCAGGAATATAACGATTTTGCCGTACAGATGGGAAAGCCATACATAGAAAGTATTGTCAAACACAAAAAAACTGGAAAAACAGGAATAAGGTTTAGTGATGGAACGATCCAACCTCTTGAATACTGACGAGTGGGAAATTGTCGAGGACATGGAAAGTTCATCTTCGTCCGAATGGGAGGACGTAGAGAGCATTCCCAAGCCCGTTGAACGTGTGGGATTCCGGGGTGCGGGCGTAACCGGAACGTGGCCGAAACCGGACATAAGAACACAAGCCATTCCGGGGATGGAACATTTCGATATTGCCGATTCTGTAGCAAGGGTGGTTGGAGGCGGTCTTTTGAACCTCGTTAGAGGAACGGCGACTCTGCCGTTTGATGTCGGTGCTGCGCTTGGATACGAAAAAGAAAGTTCACAAGAAGTATCTGATTTCGTCAGTAAACTAATTCCCCGAATACCGCCAAAAACAAAAGCGGAAGATTTGTTACAGACCCTTGTCCATTACGGAATACCGGCATCGGCAGCCGTGAGACTGGCTACCGGGATTACAAGGGGCAGTATGTGGGCGATTAGAGTCGGGGCCGATCTGTTGGGAGGGGGCCTTGCGGACTTTATCGCAACACCCGGAAGTGTCAAAAAAAGAGCATTCGCCGGGGCAACCGACATTGCTTTCAGTGGAGGGTTGGGTGCTGTCGGCGGTACTGTAAAGTTCGGGTACGGATTGGCCAAAAACATCTTTCATCCTTCCAAAGTAGCGGAAGAAGCTGCGCGGGGGGCGTTTAGAAGTGCTGCATTGGACCCTGAGGCCGCCATAGCGGAACTAAAAGAAGTGCTAAGGCGCGAGTACGTGCCGGGATATAAACCGACTTCAGGAGTTGCTTCCGGCGATTACGGCTTAACCGCACTTGAAAAAGGCATCGGCACAAAGGATAAACAATCCCCTATTTTTGTGGAAAGAAAAGAATTGAATATGCGTTCTGTAAGTAACGCACTTGAAGAGATAACACAACGCCACGGTGGAGACCCCACAAAGGCTAAGGAATATTTCGAGAATTATTTAAACGCGAAATTAACCGGGGCCGCTAACGCGCAAGAACTTGCCGAAAGCACCCTGAAAGGTGCAGAGGACGAAACGGACAACCTTATAAACGGGTTTGTCAAACAAGGAGGGGGCCAGGCGGAGGCAAGTGCCATAATTGACGAATCGTTACGCGAAGAGCTGGAACGAATGACCCGCACTAAAAACCGACTGTTTAAAGAAATAGACCCTACAAATTCGGTTGAAATTCCAAAAGACGATCTTAGGGAAGCGTATCAAGTTCTTGTGGGAAAACAAAGCCCTCTTGATTCCGTGCCGTCCAAAATAGATAAAGGATTGAAATCGAGAATATTCAGGATATTAAAACCCCCCCAAAAAAGCGTTGCCGAAAGACCTTTGACGTATGGCGCATTACAGGACTTGAGGCCGGATCTTTCTGCGGCTATCGCCCGTGCGAGAAGACAAGAAGAAGGTGGGCTCGTAGAAAGGCTTGTGGGATTTAAGGCAACGGTTGAAGAAGAAACGGAAAAACTTGCGGCAAGGGGCGGCCCGGACGCACAAAGAGCGTATGAAGCATTAGATTATTTTAAAAACGAGTTTGTGCCGAAGTTTAAAGAAGGAGTGGCCGGTAAGTTTCGGCAGGCTATTCGCAGGGGCGAGCCGTGGCCCCCGAGCGCGACCGGCAAAAGGTTTTTGGGCATATCTTCCGGGGCACAAGAATCGGCAAATCAACTAAGAAACATTATCAGGGGTTCACAAGACCCTTCAACCACTATGGGCGCGGTCAGGACGCATATAATAGGCGATGTGGCGGATCTGATGAGGGGAAGTGCCGGGAAGACTTCTTTGACCCGGCTTGACAATTATCTAAACAAAAGAGAAGTCAGGGAAACCATAGACCGGTTTCCAAGTATAAAGAACGAAATCCTGGAGTTTCGGAATAACATACAAAAAGGGTTAGAGGCCCAAGGTCTTTTTGCGGCTTCCGTAGAGGCTGCCAAGAAAGGGGTAATGGCGACACAAAAAGAAGCCAACCTGTCTGCTGCCAGGTATTTTGTTAATAGAGACCCGGAAAATGCTATTAAACAGGCGTTAAATTCGAGTGAGCTTGAAGCGACTTTCGGCAAATTGGCTCAACTTGCCAAGCAAGACCCTACAGGTGACGCTATGAGAGGACTTAGGCAAGCGCTATCAAACCATATAGACAGCCTTGCAGGTGTCAGGGGGACCAGAGAGGTCGCCGGAAGCCTTGAGATTATACGTTCACGGCTCGCTAAGATGATGGAGGACAAAAAAACCAGGGGGGCGTTAAGCAAACTTTACGGCTCTACCGAAATGAAAGTCCTTGAGTCACTGAACAAGCAACTTCAAATCGAAGACAGGATCAATAAGCAAATGACGGCGGGTTCTCCTACCGCGCCTATCCAGGAGACGGTGAAAAGGGCGAGGATTATCCTGTCTTCGTGGTATGGGCTTGTGCGCGGGCGCGGAATTATGGCGATCTCCGGGTGGATACAAAAGACTGTTGGGAAAGATCCCCAGGAGATGGCGGAAACGCTTATTTCGGATGCCATGCTTGACCCCCGGCTGGCAATCGAGTTTTTGCGACCCGACAACAAGGCGAACAGGGCCAGGACAATGTCGCGCTTTATGCGACACATGCTTAATAATTACGCCTTTAATTTTAACGAATAAGGAACCTTTTGCATGAAACGATTCCTAAGCTCCAAAATAATCGCAGCCGTATTGTGGCTAATTTTTATCGCTTCCACGCTCACTGTCTGGGGGGCGTTCACCCGCACCTACAATATCATCGATTCACCCCGCCAGCAGACCGTCAAGCAGGCTATACTGTGGCTTGAAACCGATTTTGTGGATCTGATCACCTATGTCAATCGCTATCCTAACGGTACGGCAACGGATTTAGTGCATGTAAAATCGGGCGGAACGAGCCTTGATCATATCTCGACTTCATGTGTTTTGGTCGGGAGAGACACAGACGCTCCGACTCAATACAGGATTTACGACACAGACGCCATGACCGAATCAAGCGCAACGGCATTGGCGACCCAGCAGTCAATTAAAGCCTATGCGGATTCGAAAGTCATATCCGGGGCAACTTCAAGATCTAAATTCAAAGTTCTTTTAAGAGTGCCTTATGACGGGGGTACAGGGGCTTTCGTGGCGGGCGAAAGGGCTGAAGTCAATACCGGAGGAGGGATAGGTTATGTGTTTGCGGTATCCGGCAGCACTACGCAGGGAACTCTTTTTATCGAAAAAGACGATGCCGGCCAATGGTTGAATAATCAGGCAATAACCGGCAGCACGGCAGGGGCAGCAGACGTAAACGGCACGGTTCTTCAGGATACTATCGTTATTTATCCCGGAGCATGGCATCATTCAGGAACCACTAATCAATTAGTCTATTCGACCGATAAGATTTATCTGACTTTTTCTTCTTTAGCGGCATCCGATTGGTACTATGTTTACATAAATGATGCGGCTGTCGTCGCGGGCGGGGATATCATTATTACCAAGGCGGATCTGAGCCCGGATACGACAGAGCCCGAGTGGGTGGATTCTAAACTGGGTCTATACCACCCCACACAGACCGGTGACCGATGTATTCTGGCAGTGAGGACCGATGCCGGGAGCCAACTTATTGATCACTATTTTCCGGGCGGTAGTGAATATATTGCGTATTCGGCGGCGTCCGTGGACGTTAACAACGTGGATATCGATGCTCAATGGAGTGAACAGACCCTGACCATGCCGTCATTTGCGACCCGGGCGAAAGTTATAGTGTATGCATCTACTTATGGGGCGGGTATTCAAACTTTATATGCTCGACCGCATGAAGACAAATCATGGGCGGGAGACGAAATATTCCATGTGTTGGGAACCGATACGGATGGATTGAGATTTCAGGTGGACTTGAATACGGACGACAGCCAAAAAATCGATTTAAAGACAAACGTAAGCGATAGCGATAAATTCACATTGCAAACGAGAGGATACTATTTACCGCAAGGAATGTAAGGAGTCAAAATGCGAAGAAAATTAATTATCATTGCAATTGCGTTACTTTTAGTCGCTGCGATAGCCGGTGCTCGTGATCCTCAATGGGGATATAAGACGAGCAGCCAGCAGACCGGGGACGCCCTGATTTATACCGGGGCCGGATGGTTCAAGGGAATCATGGCGGTAACAGACGGTACATACAGCGCATCAGTGAGTATATACGATGCTGTGACCGCGGTTACAGGAAGTACCGCAATTATTCCTGTCTGGACGGTCACCACTTCAAGCAGTGACAAAGCTCAAGCTGTTTTCCTGCCGTTTGATGTTTATTTCCAGACTGGAGTTGTCGTTGATATTGAGATGACAGGCGGCACGATAAGATACGTCATTTATTATAAAGAAGAGTAAGGTAGACTGATGAAAAAATATCTTCTTTTATTCCTTCTGATACCTGCACTTTTATTCAATTCTATTGCATTTGCCGGTAATTTAAGAATTGCGGGGGGTTTCCGAACAGTTGCCGGCGCCATTCTGTGGGACCAGATTGATGATTTTACCGGGACAAACGGCACAAGGCTTGATGCTCGTCCACCCAGTACATCGGGACATAATTTGGTCTCCGCCACCGGCGCCATTTCCTCCAACGCTGCGATGCATACGGAGACTAAAGAGGCGGCAAAAGGCGTTAGCGGAATAACAAAAGCAAACCCTGGCGTCATAACATTCAACGCTGGTCATGGATATTCAAATGGGGATTTTGTTTATCTTTCCGGCCTGACTGAGATGACAGAATTAAATAGTGCGTATGTATATTTAACCGGGAACTCGGGCGACACATTCCAGATCCACTCTACGGCTGCGTATGGGGCGGCAGAAACAACCGGAGGCAATTGTGCGCAAAAAATAACTTTGTCAACAATCCTCTCCTTCTCTAGTCTCGGTTATTCCGAAGGACGATATTGGTACACTCCCGCTAATGTAGCAGCCGGTGAGCTTGCCGGGATCGTCATCTGTGCCAATGATAGTGTAGCTTCGACGGACGGTCTTTTCTGCGACGTGGATCGCACAGCCGGGAAATTGCAGGTCTTCAAGCGGGTTGCAGGAACGGACACCTCGCTTATCTCGACTGCGATCACCTACAGCGAGGGCGCTCAAGCATGCCTCGTGCACGATAAAACCGAAGGTAAAACCTGGGTGTTCTATAACGGACTTATTGTCGATACGGTTCAGGCCCTGACCGATGCCAGCGTGATAAACAACACCTGGCACGGGCTTATCTCGACCGGCACTGCCACAGTGACGGCGGTGGATTTCGGGCCGTTGGCAGGCTCAATTGTTACTCTTTTGACGTATTCAGATTCTACTCTTAGCGGAACGCCAAAAGTCATTAAAATATATGATACAATTCAAGGTCAAAACTATTACATAAAGGTTTATCCGACAATTGCGGCTCAAGCAGGTTCTTCTGGGGAGCCTTCGGTTACAATGGCTTATGCGGATGATGCAACATTATCCGGGATCAAAACAAGTATATTATTTTCTATAGGAGGAAATATATACTATGCTGCTGCATACCCAACTATCAGCTCCGAATCAGGGCTGGTTGGAAATATTAGAAATATGAGAGGGGTTGGAAGCGGTACACTTTCCGGCACCCCGAAAATCGCAGTAGTTAACCTTGATGGAACAATATATTATTTTAAAATTTATCCAACAATAGGATAGGAGAAAGCTAATGATAGGATATCCAAAAAGAGTGGCAACAAAAAAAGATTTCGAAAACCTCTTGTCGATGCCGGAGTTTGCCGATCGGGCAAAAAAAGATTTGGAAAAACTCAGGGATTATGATGATGCGAAAGCAATCAGAGTGGTTTCCGGGTCAGAAGAAACGGAGGATCTGATAACAGAGGAAATTGACAATCCGATGCCAATATGGAAGCAAAAAGGGTTTTCTTCAAAAGAGGAAATCCAGGAGATGTTAAATGGCAAATAGGAAAATTACAAAAGATGTTTCGGATGTCGTTATAGCCGGAGCTGTGTTAGGCAACATTTATCTAAACAAATCAGATCGAATCCTTGAAGCCCATGCAACTGATCATACTAGGGTAGTGGTTAAAGGCAGCAACTTGATTCCTCTGCGGATTGGAGATAATTGGTTTCTAATCGATACGGATACCGATGTCGATATTGATACGGATCTGGATACCGGCACTTCTGCCGCAGGAACCGACTACTATGTATATGCCTGTGACAATTCAGGAACGCTCGTTTTTAAGATGTCTACGACAAGCACATGGCCGACCGGTTTTGCTGCGGCTACCAGTCGTAAACTCGGAGGCTTTCATACACTCTGTGTGGCGGCCGGGACAATCGGTGGACACACTTTGACTGATTATGCTGTAAAGGATATTTTACCCGCCTCGATTTGGGATCTCAAGCATCGTCCAATATGTGAGCCTGAGGGGATGGTCTACAGCGATGCGGCAAATATCTGGGTGGATATCTATCTGGCCAGCGGGACCGGGGCAAGTACGGCATCTGCGAATGGAGGCACCATTTCCGATACGCGCAACTGGATGGACTTTGTCGATGATTTCGGCGCGGTCGCAAAGCAGCTTTTAGACGATATCGAGTTTCAGCTGATCGCAGCCGGCAGCAACGAAGAAACCAATATTACCGGTTCCGCCGATCCGGTCACAACCGGAGGACATGTTGATACCGCCGGTAGGCGAATGATCAGCAATATCGGCTGCGAAGATTGCTGCGGGGCCATGTACCAATGGCTGCGGGATCAGTCCTGGCGGGCGGATGGGTTGCCGGATACGGGGGACCCAACGTGGGGGTGGGAAAATTTATCAGGTGCCAAGGGCTCATTGAATAAACAAGGCACCTATGGCGATGTCAAGCTGCGTGCGGGCGGCGATTGGAGCAATGGCGCGGCTTGCGGATCCCGGTGTCGTAATGCGTATTACTGTCGCTGGGATGCGGATTCGAGGGGCGGCGGGCGCGGGCGCGCGGAGCCGAAATAACGTAAGCGGATATGAAAGCAGGAAATGATGGTCGACGAAACCGACAAATCCTGTAAGCAAAAAGAAACGATTGCGATACTGCAAACTCGCCTCGATAACTTTAATAAGTGTCTTGGCAAGATAGAAGCTCTTTCCGAGCAGATTTTAAAAACACTCCATGATAATGGAGGCAAGGGTATCGTTACCAGAGTCGCGCTCAACGAAGAAAGAATAATCAGGATTGAAAAAAATCTGCCGACAACACGATGGATTATGGGACTATCAGCGATGAGTGCAGCAATAGGTGCGATAGCCGGGTACGTGATGCGCCTATTGGTTGCATAAGATTCTGCGTTACCTGCCAGTGGCTTTCAACCCGTGACCAATGGGATAGCCCGTGCAAACTATGTTGGAATCATAACCACTGGACCAAAAAAGAGATGAGAAATGAAACGAAGATACCAATGCCTAAAATGCAAAAAGGAACACGACACACTGGCCGACGCGGTTAACTGCTGTTCGGCAGGAGGAGCCGTGCCTGTATATATCTGTAACGACTGTGAGCGACGGTATTTGCAGTATGGCGATGCCGTCAAGTGTTGCCCATGGTCAAAATTCAAGGAGAGTATATTAAAATGAAAAAGTCAGTGACAAAAGTGTTGCTGGCCGCAGTGTTCGTCATCGTCATTATTTCTGGATGCGTTACGGTAGATTTGAACCTACCTGCCGAACCTGAAACCGTAACATTTTTAATGGTAAACAAATCGAATCGTGACCTGAGTTATTGCATTTATTGGCATGATCATCCTTTTAGAAATCAAACAACGGAACCGACAAATATCGCATGCGGGGGAGTTGATAGCGGTAAAAAAACCATTGGAAACCATGATTATCCACCGGGAGATTACGAGGCCCGATGGACAGCAAACAACAAACTCGAAAAAGTGGACCGCCAGAAAATCGCTTCAGGGCAATGCGTTTTCAGCTTTACGAATGAGGATATTTTTACCTATACTTACGATTCTTCAGTGGATCCTTATGACCTTTTAGACTGGTATCCCCTCTCGTTCGAAGAGGCTGAATTCCCGGAATACGGCAAAGTAGGTTTGATAATGGTATCCGACGGCCCGGACATATACATGCTCTGCATCGATCTTGATGATAAGACCGGGATGCCGATTGAACCGGAGTTTATTATTGTCTATGTCCACGTAACTGAAAAAAATGCTCAGTTATATCAATGGGATGAAGCCAAAAAGCACTATGGATTAACACGACAGGCCGGCGGGATTTAATGTGATCATCAACATTAACATTGTCGTCAAAGAGTACGATGTCCACAGAACTTGGGAATTGGAAAATCATCTGAGCACTGAGAAGCAGTTAAACATACTGCTCAGCCGACTACTCAAACGGCATAAATATCATTTCTGCCGTGAAAACTTATGGTATTCATACGAAAGCAAATCGTTTATCGAGGTGATTCATGGAGATGGATCTTGAGCAAATAGGTTTTCTCCATCCGACGCTGCGGTTTATAATAAGAGATTTGGAATCCAATATCGGCCCGTTCAAATGCACATCATTGTGGAGAGGTGGCGGCGGGATACATGACACTATTCCCCTGCGAGCGGTAGACATTTCTTGCCATGCCGCTATTGTCGGAAGAGCCATTAAAGAATGGATCAACAGCAGATGGGAATATGACCCGGAACGTCGGGAATATGAGGTGTGTTTATATCACGGGGAACCGGTACATATCCATTTGCAATGCCATCGGAATACAAGGAGGCGACCATTTCGGGGAAAGGAGCGCACGAAAAAATGATACCACAACCGAAACTGACACCGCGGCCCAAAGAGAATTTATACGAACTGATTGAAGAGTATTCGTATAAATGCACGGTGGACGGTGAGACTCTATTGATAACCATACCGGCGGGGTTTATTTATAACGGCGCGTCGATTCCGGCTATCGGCTGGCTGGTCACCTACACCCCGTTCCATCCGGATGTGATGGTGCCGGCGTTGATTCATGATTACCTATACGGTGATCATTCGCTTGGTATTGATCGCTACACCGCGGATTCTATTTTATATCAGATGCTTGTTGAGAACGGCGTCAAAGAAATCACCGCTGAAATCATGTATCAGGCAGTTAGAGCGGCGGGATCTGCTTTTTGGGCTTAAAGTCCGATTGAATTGATTGGTTATCAATTTTTTCTTTAAGTTTTGCTATCACCAAGCCAACAGCAAAATCATTAACCCATTTGGGATCGTCTATAAATGTCAGAACTGTGACTCTGTCTCGATTCAAGTCATAAAGCAAACCTTCGGTCGGTTGCTCTATAAATTCTTCAAGATCCGCTTCCATCAAGCCTAAAAGGGTCATGAAAACTACTTTGCCTTCATCAGCTTTTTTTAATACCAAATCACGAAAACTTTCTTTTTTATCTGCCATAAAATTTTTCAACATTCCGCAACCCGTTAAATCAATACAATTAGTTGCATTTTCTCAGCGTCTACTCCACGCCGTTGTTATATGCGGGGTTTGGGTATCTTCACAGTCCCCACTTTACCTAACAAACACCGATTGCTCGATGTCGAGGGGCTCCCCCCCGTAAATGCTTCGTCACATGGGCTTGCTTGCCGCATTCTTCCTCACGTGGCAGCCAGGCATTTGATCTTTCCAAGGCTCCCATAAACCGGATGGCAACTCCGGCTCCCCGCATAATTTAAAAGAGCATATAAATCGCGCAGTTAACCCGCGTCAGTCGGGTTGAACTGCTGGTTATCGTTAAGCCATTTATCAAAATCACGTCTGATCTCCGCCATCTCTTCGTCGTCCAAATCAAACTCGGTCAAATATTCGGCTCTCAGTGACCCGGCGAGGAAGGCGGAAAATAAAGCATCCTGTTTCATGTTTCTCCCTGTACAATAACGATAAAGTGAGTTGCCGGGCGGTTATTTCGCTACCTTCCCGCAACCGGTTTCACATACTCCCATAATCAGTGGCTCTCCACACGTCGCGCATTTAGCCCGGTCAACCACCGGATTTGGGCTAAAATCATATGTCCGCATAATTTGATCGATTTCTTCTTGCGAGTATCCGGCTCCTCGTAAATCATTTTCAACTGGCTTTTTAGGTGTTTTCTGTGGTATTGCTTGGATTGATTTTCCATACCATTCAATATCCAATTGCATACCTTCCACAGAATTTGCCCATGAATCAACAAGTCGTTTGGCTTCAGATTTACTTTTTGCTTTTACGCATAGTGTTTGAATGCCACGTATCGGACGTATAACAACGTATTCTTTTTCCATTGAATCACCTAACGCTGAAATCAGCCGCTTTTTTCTGTCGGCTGAATTTCCTGGTTAGATTTTTCTTTGGTAAAAGGTCCTCTACCAGAAACCTATTCGCCAATTTAATGCACTCAAGGGCCAAAAGGCCGTTGACCCTCTCCTTGCACTCAAAAGTTTTCGTTGTTTCCGGCAACCGGAACACGTTTGTCCAAAAAGACAGCCTACCCTCCTGGTGCTCAATTTTGTGGCACGTATCGCATAAAGGCACGGCATAGAGATCGCTCGGTTTCTTGCCCTTGGAACTGCCGTCAAGCGGCTGATGAGCGTAGACCTCTGTTTTATGGTCGCATAAAGCCGGTTGCGTTAACAGCCATTTGAGATATGTTTTAGACCTGACCGGTAGATTCATTTCTTGTCCTTTTTCGGCGGGGGTATGTAGATTTGATACTCCATGGCTGCCCAACGACAGATTCTCTCAACATAGCTGTCCTCTGCGACCATAAATTCAACCGTACTCATTTTTATTGTCGTTCCGCCAATGATCTTTCCTTTTGTGAGCCTGCTTTCAACCGGGTTAAATTTCAACTTTAGATCCTCGTGCATGTTTTCCGGGTTGTCATGTCCGAAATAATCTGCAAGGATAGGGATCACGACACCCCAATAATAAGCGTTCTGCTCATTCGTGCGTTTACTCGAATGCCGACGGATGATGATATCAAGGCGTTGGCCGACTTTGAATGTCTGAATCCAACGCTTAATGCCTGCCTCATCTCCTGGAGCGTATTGGATCGTTTTTCGGTTCTTGCCTTGAATTATTTTGCCATCAAATATGGGAACGGGTTGTTTCATATCTCATCATTTAGCTTTCAATGCCACGATTTCATTTAATAAATTCTGAGCCTCATCAGGATTTTCAGGATGTATCGTATCAAGTCTGGCGTTTACTCGCGCCATTTCCACAACGACAGGATCATTGGCGTTTTCCTTGTCTATGGCTATCCAGATTTGCTGCGCGACAGCAAGCCGATCATCTACAGAGTCGTTTGGTTCAGGATTCACCTTGGCGTCGAAGCCGAGTATCATTTGGTGAACTTCCCGGGGAAGTTTTCCAGTGATATCAATATTCAGCTTTTCGGCTTCCTTTTTCAGTATGGCAGCCTTGTCCGACCCATAACGCGTCTGTAACTCTGATTCATACGGAGTCCATTCCGCAGGTTTTCGGGGAGGTTCTGTTTTTGGGGGTTTGGATTCGGGTGGTGGCGGTTCCGTTTGCTCGGAACTTTGATCCCTGGCCTGCTTTTGTTTTCTTGGTTCCTTTTCGATATACTTGGCACCATCCCAAAGGCCCATATAAATATCCGAAGCCACTCCAAGCATTTTACATGCGGTCGAGAGGGCATCGGTAACGGCCATCTTATACGCCTCATCATTATTATGAGGAC